CAGCTAATTCGTTGATTAACTGATAAGCCTCCATAGATCCTTGTAAATTTACATTGCAGCTAAACCTTGCCTCCTGTCCTCCAAAACCATCTGATACCAACTCATTTGCGTATCTACTAGCTGCTACGAAACTAAATAAGTCTAAGTTGCTATCTGTTATGTGCGTTCCAAATCCGTATCTTTCTGTAGTTAACAAGTCAAGAAGTATCATGGCAGGACATGAACACCAAACAGCAGCACCCATTGTTCCGTTAAATATGTAGCCACTTGGATAAATAATTCTTCCTGTCTGCAAATCAACAGTAGGTGTCCCAGAGCTGGATGCACCTGCTCCTGGGATTCTTACTTTTACACCACGGATACGAAAAGCTCTTTTTGGTATAGAACTAAACTGTTCAGAATCTATCCTTAAATTTGTATATGCACTATTAGCATAAGTTTGTTTATCATCAACAATTTCACCAATGCTTGTCCAGGTAAAAGCATCTACTAATTGTGATGATGTACTATCTGCTGTAACTCTTACAACTCTTATATCTACAGGGAAAGAACCATCGATATTTACACGATATTCTTTCTGGTACGCATCAGCCGTTCTACCTGTAATCGTATCTGATAAAACATCAGAATAACCGCCACCATTATATTGAACTTGTATTTTTAACTGAACGGAAGAACCAAGTAAATCTCCTTTATCTGTAGCTTTTTGTAATTGTGGAAATGTTATTGTTACTTTTACAGCATCTACATTTGTATTTGTTATTTGACGAGTGACAGGAGAAGAATTTGTCACTGTTACTCCTACACCAGATGTCGCCTGACTACTTTCGATCCCTGGGATGTGATTTTGATTTGACGTTCCAAAACGGGGTGTAAATTCCACATTCTGAAAGTTAAAATCAGAAGTCTGTGGATTGGTATTGCTGGCAGTCGAATTAAGGATAGGAGTATCGTTCAAAAATATATCTTTCAATGCTGCGTTGTTATATGCTGCTGTTCCTTTTGTAAGCCCTGCTTTTGATGCAGTAGCAAAACCTTCTATCTCACCTTCAGATAATAAATCTTGAAGAGTGGCAAACTGTCTACTATTTAAAGTATCGGGTGCTCTTGTTGGATGTTGGTATCCTTTGGCTGGGCCACCAGAACCTCTAATAATTTTATTTGTCATGCCTGTACCTGATTAGTGTCAATGCCAGCAGAAATAACAACTGATCCTGTTACTATTTCACCATAAGCTATTGGGTGAGAAGTACCAGCCCTAGATGTGTTTTGAATACCAGAAAAACTAAATGATATTCTTGGATCTTCTTCGTTACTAAAATCTGGTGGTTTAGGTAAAGGGAATAACATTTCACTGACACCCATCAAAGTTAATGCAAGACCAAAATTACCTATTGCTGCTGACATTCCTACACCTCCAGTAAAACCTCCAAAACCTAGAGCTAATGAAGTACCTCCTGTAGCAAATGCAATACCTATTAAAGCGATCCCTAATAAAGTTCTACCAGCACCTCCAGCACCAGCAATGACAGGAACAATACTTATGTCCGATTGTCCAATAGGATTGTGTAATTCCGTTTCATCAATATCATAATCATCAACAAGTACTTGATAGTGTCTATCTGCCATATGTGCCTCTAACTTTGGGAAATTAGTAACAAGAAAACGTATCGCATCAGCAGTAGAATTTATTACAGCATCTAACTCCTTATGACCTACAAAGTCAGCTAGTTCTCCATAAAGTTTAACTTTTCTGAGCATAGCGATACCTCTTACCAGTACATTTTAACAACCACTCAGAATATGGCTCTCTACAAGATAGTCTATCTGCTAAATGGTGTAAAACCATATCTCCAAGAAAAATAGCTACATGATTTAAAGTTGGATGTAATATTGACATTAATAAAACATCACCCTCTTGTAATTTTTCATCTGATCTTAATTCTCTAAAACCTGTTCGCCAAGCATAATCTTCAAATAAAGGGTTTTCTAAGAATTCTTCAGGAGTCATATTTCTTTCGTAATCTTTTAGTTCTATACCCTTTTCTTGTCTATACCAATCAACAACTAAACTCCAGCAATCAGTGACACCCCATACCCAAGGTCTACCTAATAAGTCTGGAACGTAACCTTCTGGCTTACATTCGCCCCATTCTTCTGTCTTAGGGTTAACAATATGCCAAGGTAATTTACTATGCTCACAGCTTATACGATCAGCTTGACTTGGTATTGGAGGTGTTGATGGATGACTATGAACAACAGCAACAATATCTCCTAAGTTATCTGCCTTTACATAATCTTCTGGATTTAAAATAAACTCTTGATGATTAGTTATAGCTAAATTTTGACAAGGATAGTATCTTTGTTTACCTCTGATATTCAATAAAAGTCCTACAGCTTCTTTAGGATCTTGGTCTTTCGCATGAACCAATGCGTCATCTTTCCAACTCATTGTGTAAACGTACCAATGCTAGGAAATAACGCACGGGTGCATTGACGTTTCGGTGCTCTAACTCCCGCCATATCAATAGCTGCTGCTAATTCAAATTCTACTACTTCTCTGTTTTCTGTTGCTTTACGATCTACTGTATAAATTTGACGTTTAAACTCTGCTGTAGGATCTGGTGTTCCTAGTGGATTGCTACCACCGCTAAAATTTGCAGCATCTAAAAATCTTGCCATTGTCCTTATTCTGGTAAAAGTAGCACCTGTTAAATCATTACCAGTAGTTGTTTGATTAACAAGCAACAAAATAGCCGATATAGTTCCTAACGCATTACTTACAACAAGTTTTGGTCTTGGAATCTGACCTCGTTGATACGCAAAACCTGTAGCTTCTATAGGAAATCTTTGGTAAGAATTACTCGCCCAAATTATTTCTCCATTTGCATTTAAGTTGCTTCCAGAATGAAATCTATATATTGTTGTTGCACCATGTAGTGAGTTATCTAACTGTAATGTAAAAAGTTCAATAATTGCAGAAGGATTTATCTTTTGAACTTCACTAAATACAGGATCAGTACTCATGGTTCAAATACCTCTCTAAATGTTGCCTGTATTGTTGCTCTATTTAAGTAAGGAATAGATTTACTCCATGTTTCGCAGACAAATTTAGAAGAACTAGCTTCTCCTGGTGGAGTAAAGTCAAAGCTGGCACTATCATTTGCTCTTGCATCTAAAAATGTTTCAATAGTATCTGCGTCTGTTTCTGATACTTCAAACGTAAAATTAAAAACTTTTGGATTTTGATGCTCTGCAAGTCCAAATAAAATTCTATGCTCGTAACCATCAGCGAAACGAACTATTCTGGTATTAGGTGCTGATCTTTTTTGTTGCCCGTATGTTGGAGTAATTGAAGGAAAAGTAGCCATTATGCAAGTAAACCTCCAGGTCTTTTCTGCTGTACTAATTCAGATTGTACCGCCACAGATATAAGACGACCAAGTTCTCTACCTTGTTGTTCATCACCTTCAACAGAAGAACCAGAAGCATCTACATTTACTATTACATTTGTAGATCCACCAAGAGCATGATTAGGTGTGATATTCCCACTAACTCCTGGAGTAAATAATTCTGGCCCACGTTCTCCAACAATATAACTACCACCACCTTTTACTGAACCACCATCTGCTTTAAAAATAGCTCCTAATAAACCGCCTGTAACAGAACCACCTCCTATATTTCCAAAAATTGCCATATTTAATGCAGCATCAGCTAATTTATTTAATACGTTTCTTAATACATTATTTAAAGTTTCAGTTCCTTGTATTAATCCTTTTATTCCATTACCTATATCCACTTGAATTATGTCAGATAATTGTTTAAAAGGATCAATTAGTTTTTTTGTATTTTCAACAACCTGTGCTTGCGTATCTCTTGCTATTTCTAACTTTTCTATTTTTTTCTCTAATTCTTTATTAAGTTTATCAGTCCGTTGTGACATTAAAAGTTCTAATTCATTATTTAAATTTGTTAATGCAAATTCTTGTTGCATTAAATTTAATTTATCAGCACCTGTAGTTAATCTTTTTTCTTCAATTTCTAATGCTTGTTTTAAAGGTAATATTTCTTTTTGTTGAAAAGTTTTTTTAGCTAAATCTGCTTTTGCTCCAATAGTTCCACTAAAATCAGGGTTTGTTCCAAAAGCTGGATTTAAAGATACACCACCTATTACTGCATTACCTTCAGCAGAAGGGATATTACTCATTTTTGATGGAGACAACTTTTTAAAAGCAGGATCTAAAATCCCTCCTCTTTTATCAAGATCAAACAAATTAGAAGTAAAAAAATCTACAGTTCCAGTAACATTTCTTGATACACCTTCTGGTCTTTTTCCTTTAATCAAATTATTAAGCTCTTCAATCAGTGGACTTAAAACATTTGCCATCATTAAAGTTAAGGAAGTACCTAATTTATTTATTTCATTATTAAAAGTTTTTAATGTTTCTGAATTTTCTTTAATTTCATCAGCAGTTAACCCAAATTCCCTTTCAAATTCTTTTAATAAAAGTTCAGCAGCACTTGATGTCAAACCAAGCTGTTCAAGTTCTAAAGCTAAATCTCCTGTTTCTGTTCCTGCCAATCCCAACCTATTAACAAGCATTTGAATATTTTCTGTTGGTTTAACTAATGCCTTACTTAGCTGGTCTAAAGCATTACCAATAGTAGTACCAGCAATAGAAAGAGCAAAACCAAATTGACCACCAATTAAACCACCAGCAACACCACCTATACCACCACCTAATGCAGCAGTAGCTCCTTGTCCAAAAAGTAAAGGAAAACCACCACCAATAATTCCACTTCCTATAGCATTAGTAAGACCTCCACCCATTCCACGTTTATTACGACTTTGATTATTTTTAATTATTTGTTTTCCATTTGAACTTAAAATTAAACCTCTTTTTTTAAGTTGTGCATTTATTCGATCATTTATAGGTATTTGTTTTCTATTTGCTTCAAGTTCTCTTACAGACTGTCTTAAATTTTTACGTCTTTCTGTTTTAGCAGCAATAATACTAAATTTTTTCTTTATTTCCTCTGCAACAGTTTTTTTTGTTTGTTCTACATTTTGTTTTATAAGTTTATTTTCTTCTTTTCTTTTTTGATTAATTTTATTTATTTCATCTTTAAATTCTTTTTGAAAATCTTGCTGTATTTCAAATCTTTTTTCTAATTTACGAGTTTGTTTTGTTTCAAGTTTTAATAATGCTTCCTGTAAAGTTTTATTATCTGCTGCTGCTTTTTTTGCTGTTTTGCCTGATACATCATCTACTAATTTTTGTTGTTCAATTAATCCTTTATTTAATTCATCTTGTGCTCTGACATATTGTACTGCTGCTATAGTCGCTTCTTTTGTTCCTAAAGCAACTTCTCTTAAGTTTTTTGATGCTGTGCCAAGATTTCTTTGTAAATTACCTACACTTACTGCTAAACCCTCACTTCCTTTAGAAAAAGATTGTAAAAAAATATTTGCACCTTTTATATTTTCTCCAAAATCTCTTACTTGTTTATTAAATCTTCCTAACTTTTCAGCACCTTTTAAAGCAACAGCAATATCAACATTATAATTAGCCACTTGCTATCAAAATTAAAACATTTTCTCTATATTACCTCTTTTTACCTCTTAAAGCACTACTTCTTTGTGCTTGTTCTTTTTGTTTATCATAGTCCTCACTTTCAATCTCGTTATATGCAGCCCAACCTATCATTTCTTCAATAGTTAATATCTCACATAATTCAGCCACAGTTTTATGCAATGTTTTTGCTAAAGAAAATAAAAATTGCCAATCTCTATTAGCTTTTTAAATCGGCTTTAGCCTGTTTTACCTCCTTATCAACACCAGCATTAATCATAGCTAATTGTATTTCTTGTAAAACGCTTGCTTCAACTTCTCTTCTTAATGAAGCTCTATCTCCATCTTGAAATAATCTTGTACCATTTTTATCTTTTGCTTTTTCAATCATTAATTGTAATGCGAAATCATTAGCGTCATCAGAATCAGTTTTTTTCTGTATAGATTCTCTCTCTGCAATAGTTAAAGGATGCCAGTAAACAGTAAGAATAATCTCATCATCTTGTTTTACATCATGTTTATAGAGTTGAGAAACTCCAAACTTGTTCCTTAAAAGATCAACTGCTCTAGTCATAAAATTAGTATACCTACTTTAGTATACTAAGCGTTTGCGGTAAATTGGCAAGATATTAAGCCAAGAAAATGTGAAGAATCACCTAATTCGATAGGGGCAGGGCCGACAACATCGAGCACTCTAGGATCACAACTAAACGTATCCGTATAATCAGAAGCGTTGACAGAAGTAAGACCATCAATAACAGCTTCACCTAAAGAAGATAAAGTAGCACTACCTTTTCCTCTTGGAACATAGATATTACATTGAATTACCCCAGAATAAAAGTCCTGCGATGCACCTTGTGTTTGGGCTGTCGCCTGTCCAAAATCAACAGACATGACAATATATTTTTTAGTTTTCCCAGGAGTCTTATAAACCATATTGTCATAGATCATTTCTACAGTTGGATCAACATCTGCAACTGCATCTGTTACTGCTTTTTCAAAAGCTGCTCTGGTGTTAACTAAAGTCATGGGGTTTCGTAATCAACAAATACTGATTCAGGATCTGCAAATGGACCAATACCGCCTCCTGCAAATCTAACATTTGTAGATCTGCCTCTAACACCAGTTCCAAATGTAGCAACACCAAGTTTTGGTCTTTTTTCTGTAAATATTTCATCTATAAGTGATCTTAATCTTTCCTGAACATAGACAGGAATATCACTTTCCTTAGAAGCCAAGGCTCTAGCTGCATATTCTGCTCTGTTACCAATAAATACTTTAGAAAAAGGTTTAAAATTAGGTATAGAATCTATAAATCTAGGTTTTACCACTGCGTTACTATTCATTTGATCACCAGTTCCTTTAGGTTTAATATTGCTCCAAGGGGCAAACTCTTCT